GGCCGGTAAAATATATCGATCACATTAACGGCATTAAACATGATAACAGATTTCAAAATTTGCGCGAGGTATTTGAAGATGGAAATTCGCAAAACGTTAGAAAACCTAACAAACGAAATAAATCGGGGTTTATTGGCGTTATAAGATTTCAAAATAAATGGCGTGCAAGCATAACCGTAAATAAAAAAACGCGTTGCATAGGCGATTATAATACGCCCGAAGAGGCGCATGAAGCCTATCTTGTTGCAAAACGTCATTATCATAAAGCCTGTACCATTTAGTAATTTCGTGCTAAAAGTTGCCGCTGTACACGTTAAACCGCTGACGAGTGCCCACAATCGAGTATGGGATGGACATGACGTCATCAGGATTGTTGATGCGCTTGAGGTTCCGTTTTGATGTCATAGCAATGCGCTGAACAGTAGGCGGCGGCTCGACACCAAATTCAGCCGCGATTTCACACGCCAAATTGTACTTGAACGCCCGCAGATAGCCCGGAGGAAAAGCAAGCGTTGTGGACAAATCCGCAGGGGTTGTAAGCGGGTCAACCGAGATAAAATGCCATTCAAGCACTTTGGTAGGAACTGGGTATAAGTGTATGTCAATATTAGGGTAATTTGTATTTATCCACATGACTTGTGGATAAGTGCTGGTCACTGTTTTGACCGCAATCCCGTCATATTGTTGCTGGTTGATGATCTTGATGCCAAACGAAATGCCGTTTGACGGATCTATAAAATATGTGGCGTCATCCATTTGAATGGGACGCTCACCTACAAAATCACCGGAAGGGCCAAGAGTTTGGCTAATAAGATTAGGCTGCCACAGAAAGATCTGTTCCATTGTTGTGAACACTGACAGACGTTCAGTGTTCCAAGAATCGATCATTTGGTTAAGAGCAGCCAGAGCATCTTGAGAAGCGGCGGCTGTAGGAACTTCGGACTCGGCCAACTGGCCGATCAAGCGAAGGGCTGCGTTGATCTGGTCACCAGCGGTCGTCGTCATGTCAGCTCCTTACGCGGCGTCCTGACGCCGCCTGCGGCGAAGCTCGTTATCGGGAGCTTCTTTCTTTTCTTCTTCGCGTTTGGTTGGGTCAAACTCAACCCAGCCATTTTCTTTATCGGCGTCTGCTTCGGCTTCTAAAGTCGCGACTTTTGTACCATGAATTGGATGTCTTAGATAGATAATCATACGCCCATCCTGAAAAATTGGGCGGGGCCGAAACCCCGCCCGTTTGCATTACGAGATCGCGTAAAGCGCCCATGAAGCATCGCCCAATTTACGGGCGCGGAATGCGCGGACTGTGCCTGCGGTTGCCGCAATGGTCATAAGACCTTGCGAACCAGCAGAACCAATCGTCCAACCTGTGTTGGTCGTCATTGTGATGACGCCAGCCGTGGTTGTGTTGATGACGCGGAAGTCAAACGTCGTGCCGACTTTAGCGTTGCTGAGAGCATTATCAAGGTCAGCCGCGAGCGGAAGCGTGTAAGCTGCCGTTGTCGTCGGTGTGCCGATGATAATGCCGTTGGTCAACTGAGCTGCGGTCAACGTGGCGCTGTCTGTTGCTGTAGCTGGAGCCGCAGAAACGCTGATTTTGACTTCGTTAAGGTTACCGTCGTTAAACTGATAACCGCCGCCTACTGAAGGAAGTGGCATGGTAAAATACTCCTAAGAAAGAGGGAAAGACCCCCGCATTACTGCGAGGGTCAAGCTATTAGCCCCAGATACGAGCTGCCATTGGCGCGCGGATTACGGAGTAACCGTAAAGCACGTCGATACGGCAAGGCATACGGTCGTTATTGATGTCATACTGACGAACAATACGGAGCGAAATGCCGTTGTGAACCTGACGCGAAGCCATATCGACGCCTTGCGGGAGCAAGAGGTCGGCGGTGGCGAAAGCAATCGCATCGCGATGATACGCAAGGTTCTGCGGGTAGGTCGTCGAAGCCGAACCAACCACGGTCACGGCAGCGCCGGACTGCGGGAAGGAGTCAACAGTCGCGAGAGCGTTCGACGACGTATAGATCGCCGGCGAAATGCTGACCGAGGACCAGTTACCCGAGGAAGCTGTCGCATCAGCCGTAACAACGAACTGCTGCAAGCTGCCTGTGGACTGACGGGTCTGCGGGTTGACCGCGTAGACGCCTGCAATCGTGAACACGTCGCCTGCTTTGAACGTGGCTGAACCCGTGTCGCCGTTGATGGCAACTGTGGTTGCACCCTGTGTCGAGACAGTTGAACCGATCGTGAGCGAGGCCGTAGCCGAACGCGTACCGGTTGTGTGCTGAACGATTGACTGAGACATGCTCATTTCGTCAAAGCCGAGAATGCCTTCGCCCATCAAGCCGTTCTTGAACTGCTTGCTGATCGTTGAGACAGGGTTGAAGAGACCCTTCATGCCTTCGACAAGACCAGCGTTAGCGGCTGGGTTGACAGTGGCATAACGGTTCTGCATCGGAGCGGCCATTTCGTTGAGCTTCTGGTTGGCCTGAAGCAGAACGAGCGAGGTCGACGGTGTCGTGCCGGGTGTGCCGACTGACTGATAGATGCCCTTGTAAGCATTGGCGACGTCGTTATCGACCGAGGACGCAAGCTGCGAAATACGCGGCTTGAGAACACGTTCTGCGAAGTCGTCCAACTGCATGGTCAATTCAGCCGACGTGAAGTTGACACCAATGTGCTTCTGGCTTGAAACCGTAAGCGTGGTGTACTGTTCGTTGTCGTCCTGAACTTGAAGAGCAGCGCCGTCCGTGACGAGAGCACGGTCGGGCAAACGGATGCGGAGGGTTGAACCAATCTTGGCACCTTCGACAGCAAAGCTGTCGTCGTACTGACGGTTCACGTTGCGGGTGATCACCAGATTGTTCTCGAGGATTTCGAGAGCTTTGCGGGTGATCATGTCGATAGTAAGTAATGAGTTCGACATGACAATGTCCTTATGTGGTTAGCGGGTTCTTGCCGCTTCCATCTTCTTTATCTGCCGTGCTCGTTCCGCTGCAATCCATTCCGACGTGCTCATAGCCTTTACAGAGCGTGGGTCAGTCGTATCATAAGCGGGCGCGCCACTGCTTTTGGCAGTAACCGGAGATATAGGAGCTGGTGCGCTCGTTGATTTCTTGACGGGCGGATCAGCAGCCAATTTGGCTTCGATCTTTCCGATTTCTTTTGCCTGCAAGAACGGCGGCAATTTTGAGATCCGGTCAGCTTCTTTGGGGTTTGTCCCCAGATAATAAGCCATTTCTGGCCCAATATCAGATGCCTGAATGGTTTGCGCCATGACGGTCGTAATGGGAAGCGACGGGTTATACGCGACTTGTTCAAAGTCCTCGTATTTAGACCGAGCCTCTTCTTCACGCTCGCTATAGGCGTCAAGGATCTCGCGTTGCTGCTTTTGCATCTCACGTTGTCTGAGAAGCTCTTCAGCTTTGCGCGCCGCCAATGCCTCGGTGTACGCGTCAGTGCTTTCAAACTTATCAGGCGTAATAGCTTCAAGCGGCGGAGGTGGCGGAGCCTGCTCACGCATGGCCCTCTCGCGTTCCAATTTACGCTCAAACTTTGCAAGCCTTTTGGTCACAATCGCATCGACTTCCTCTTGCGTGAAAGTCTTTGTCGATTCCGGCTGTTGTTCAACTGGAGCTTCAGGAGCTGCCGTAGCTACTGGTTCCGGCGCGGTTACCTCCGCTAAGGTTTCATCTGTCATAGTCGATCCTTATAGATCCCTGGTGAGCCTCACCAGTACGGTTTTATTCGTAACTAACAGTCGCGTTTACCGTTCCGCTAATTACGATGTAAAGTCCTTTGTTCAAGTAAATGCCTTCTGCGGCGTTGAACAGATAGTTTGTAGCCGCCACTGGCGTGAACGTACCGATTACGGTCGTGGATGTGCCTTTGGCGTCTGTGTCGTAAACGGTAATGGTCGGCGTGGAGCTTGCGGCGCTCACAAAAATCGCCTTTAACTTGGCGGGAGCCGTTTTTACCTGATTGGTGGCGGTGATGTAGGAATACTGAGCCATAAAAGCCTCACGACAAGAATTTGAGTTTGTAAAGGGTCGTCAGATAAAGTTCGATAATGTTATCGATCAATTGCTGAAGTGACGTGTCTTTTTTATCGACAACATCGTAGCGAACGGCTTCAATTTCATCGAGCTGGCTCTGAAGAAAATCGACCACATTGGTAGAATTTTTGTGCGATTGGAGTGAAATGCCGCCAATCAAACCATGCCGGCCTTGGTATGCCTCTGCAAACGCGTCAGCCAGATCGACAATATCTTCATAAAATTTCTGAAGAGCTTTGTGCTTGGCATAACTGCGTGTGTTCAGGTGGACCGAGTGGGTCACATCCCGTGCGAGAAACAGCATTCCTACAAATTCGGCGCATTTCATTGCGGTGGCATCCCTTGTTGCGGCGGCATCATACCTTGCATCGGTTGATTAGGCAAATCGGTTTCGCCGGGCAATTCCCGACCAGGCATTTCGCTGACCAAATCACCGCTGGTAATCATACCGTGGACCGTTCCAAGCACAATATCTTGGATTTGTTCCGGTGACATAGACGCTTGAACAGCGCTGATACGCTTGGTTTCTGCGTCATACGCTTTGATGGCGGCTTCGAACTCTTTGACCTCAAGTGTCTGGGCTTCCATCGACTTGCTGACGTTCTGAAGCATCTGGTGCATCTGCTCCATCTCTTGCGCCATTGCTTGTATCTGCTGTTCCGCAGCCTGCAACGCCGGCGGCTTGTCGTCAGCCTGAAGCAGTTTGGGATCGATCGTCTTGGCAAGACGCTTTGCCATTTCTTCAGCGCCCGGCCAATCCATGTGCTTGACGAACAGGTCGCCTGCCACACCCCAAAGTTGCGGGTTGGCTTGCAAGAGCTGGGACATACCGTCGAGCGCTTCTTGGCGCTTGGTCATGTAGCTTGGGCCGGTTGTGACGACGACGTCGTAACGACCAACTGACGGGTTGTAGATCTTGTCGATTTCGATGTTGTTCTGGTCGCGGATCGACTTGACGGCTTCTTGTTGCGTCGGGTCGATCTTGACCATGCTTGTTTCGCCATCAAGATTGATGATGCGAGCGATGCGTTGAGTGTCGTAGATCTTGGGGATCAAATCCACGATCTGACGCGTGACATAACGGATCGCGCGAGCGAGATTATCGACGTAATGATACGTTCCAGTGTCCGCTTGACGTTCGCGAGCAAGGATTGCACGTCCAGACCGTTCATTTGATTGTGCTCCGAGGCTTGGGTCATACTGACCGGTGGTCGCTTTAATGTCGTCAGAAGCGCCCATTTTGGCCTGAA